CCAATATTTCCTTTAGGTTCCCAATACCAATGAATAGTTCTATCATCAGGTTCAGATAAAATTAACTTTTCTATATCTTTTTGCCAGTCATATAGATTAGTAATGATTTTTACAGGTTTAGGACAACCAAGAGAAAAAACAACATTTCCTTCTTTACTGCAATATGTAATATTATCTTGTAAATTACCTTTGGATTTTTCCCAATGTATCTTTTTATTAGTAAAAACAGATAGTGGTCTAGATTTAGTCTTAAATTCAATATAACCTTGTAAATGAGGAGTGCCTTGCTCACCTACTTCTGAACCAATAATACAAACCTTACAATTTTTGGAACTAATGGAACTAATAGACTTTAAATCATCATCATTCCAATTATTTAAAGTAAAACACCATCTAATGGAAGGAGCAATTTGCTTAGAGGTTGGGGAAATAGTATTACCCCCAACCGGAACTAATGGAACTAAATCAGACATTTATAACATACCATAATAAATAGTCTTTAAATTAAAATAAATAATTGCGTTAAAAAAGGACTTAAAGAAATAATATATCACTATATATAAAAGAATGGCCTATGGCAGATATTTTAGAAAACAACGAATGGTCGCCGTCAAACCAGCAACAAAGAAGTCCAACACGCCACGCCGTAAAATCTATAATAAAAAACCTAAAGTTTCTTTTGCGCAGAAAGTTAATCAGATTATTAGCAAGAATGTTGAGAACAAAATGACATTAAGTTATAATGCTCAAGCATCAGTATGCACTACTTCTACAACTGGAGTATTTAATTGGTATTTACAAAATAACTGGAATACTAAATTATTTACTATTTCACAAGGAACAACCGTTCAAAGTCGTATTGGTAATCAGATTAAATTAAAACGCTGGGTTATTCGCGGACAAATCGCTCCTGAGACTACCTCTATTTTTGCTAATAGTGATTATCTTCCTTCTTCTGTCTGTGGAACCATAGATGTATATTTTGGTAGATATTTAAGTAATAACGAAATTACTAATACATTAACTGCTTTATATGATAATGGTAATTCAAGCGAAGACCCAGCAGGAACACAAGCACAAATATTTAAAACTATAAATAAAGATGAATATAAAATATATTATAAAAAATCATTTAAAATGTCTCCAGCAAATAGTATGACTTTAGGACCAACAGCAACATCATCAATTGCTAATAATGATTTTTCACTTACACGAACCTTTGGTTTTGATGTATGTAAATTTATTCTTAAAAACGCAGTAATTAAATATAATGATACTGATAATGACCCTAATAATGATATGATTAGGCGTTTAGCATTATTCGCAACATTTACACCAGCAGTAGGTGATTTAGAGAAAGGACCATCATTTTTAAGTAAAAAATCCTTTTATAAAATCAATCTTCAATCATACGCAGAATATGAAGATGCCTAAATATTCTAACTTAATATTTATGATAATAAACCATAAATATTAATTATACAAAACCCACGCAATGCAAGCGACAACGCCCTGTGGGTATCGCTGACGAGCGATACGGTGTTGAGGAGCGCGCAACAAGCGAGGAGTCATCAAGACGACTCATTTATAGTGTTATCCCATTCGTCATCAGAATCGAGTTCATCATTACGCAGATTAGTAACATTCCAGCGGTCAGCACTTAACTTATCCATTTCAGCAGGGGGAAAATTAGCAAAACAAATAACGTGTGGAGAATTAAATACTTTAGAACCAGTTTCATATTTCGTATTACAAACCATACCGTTTTTAGTGCTTTCTAAAGCAGAGTAAGAAACGTTACCAGCATTAGCACGCGGAATATCAAACATAACACAATTACATTTATCCATATCTTGATTAAAGACAAGGTTCATAATATCAGCAACTTTTCCTCCTGAACAAAAAAGCACATTATGCTTTACAATACAATACTTAATAAATTGAGACTTCCCAATATTTCCTTTAGGTTCCCAATACCAATGAATAGTTCTATCATCAGGTTCAGATAAAATTAACTTTTCTATATCTTTTTGCCAGTCATATAGATTAGTAATGATTTTTACAGGTTTAG